TGGAACAAATGTAGAAGATCGGGAATCATTCCCATCATGATAGTGAGAACCTTGAAAACGCTTGGTATGATCAGTGCGCTTAATATAAGCGTCAATGGACGTACCTAAAGCTTTCGCATCCTCGATGGTCGGGTTTATCCCGAAAGTCCATGCGAGGTACAAATTTGCGATATCTTCAAGGAGCATGCCTGAACGAATCACCCTTCCCGGACGACTAACCAATCTCGACACATTCCTGAGCAGGCTCAGTATTGAATCCATGGTACCATGTATGGTCCTTCGGAATTCATATACATCCTGAACAAGATTGGTCAAAACTGCATAGTCCTCTTTATCACTTGCTATTTTCCTTTTAATTTTTGTAACCGCTATATCACGAGTGACAGTGTCATCGTAAACGGCCCAAGGAACAGTCGCATAAGGACCCAACGAAGCCCAATATCCCCAAACACGAGACCAATCTTTAGAACCCAACTTTTTGGCAGTTATGTCAAAATAGCCGGGATCATGGACGGTGAAGTATTTTCGGGAATAGGCGGTTGTTGCGTCCAGTTTCTTAGCAATGTCAACTTCCCAATCAGGATTTTGACTGCCAGTCTTGGACTCAAGACCAATAATACCGTTCGACGGGTTACCTTTGTAGTAGATTCCATTTACGGAATATTCTACTCCATAGGTAGCATACCCATAGACCGGTCTATTAATGTAATTAGCCACAAGACTACCTCCAAGGAAGAAAGAAACAAAATTATCGCGATCGCCCGAAAGAGCGAGAGCAAATGATAATGGCAGGGAATGCCACCACTATATCACGCATCAGGAGTCGCTAGACCGCCGACGATACTCATGTTCCTTTACGGAACGAGCATGCCAAACGGTTAGCTTCCCTATGATATGACAAGTGGTGTCAACCTTTTGTTGAACATCATCGTCAGACAAAACCAGAGTTTCTGGATAAAAACCTAGCTCGTTAAAATAAATTCGACGAGCCATGGTGAACGCAAAATCAAGAGGTGCTATTGTATAGCACTCTACGACTAGCGCCAGAGCCTCCGCCAGTAATTCATCGTTCCAACCTTCATCTCTGACTAGTTCATGGTCAGCGGGAATGAAAGAACTTTTGAAGTCCCAACGGATTGTTGTTATTGTCTTCTTTTTCATAGGATATCTCCTTAATGATTGTGATATAGGTTTAGAAACTACCTAGAACCGATCTTTCGGTCGGCTCCTCCGAGGACTCTCTTTACAGAGAGGTGACCTCGGG